AATGTACGATATACTCAAGAAAAACTCTAAGTATGTTATACTAGCTGGTGATGATGATCAAGCTATTTATGGCTGGGCTGGTGCAGATGTTAAACGATTTCAAGATGAACCGGCTAAAGACATAATCTTGCCACAATCTTACAGAGTACCAATGCGAGTACAACACATAGCTCATCAAATACTAGATAGAATACCTGACGATCGTAAAATTAAAAAACTATGGGCACCGCGTCCGGAATCAGGGACCGCAAATCATATAACTTCAATTGAAGATGCACCATTGCATGATGGTGATTGGCTAGTGCTTGCAAGAACAAATGATAAACTAACAAAATTAAAACCAATATTAAAAGATATGGCTATTTACTTTGAAATAAAAGGTAGAAAGAGTTATAAGACAAGATTGTATAAATCGATACAGGACTACACACGTTGGACCAATGGAGACAAACTATCTTTGTCTGAAATAAAAGACTTATTTGAATTTTTAGAAGAAGAAGCACCTAAAGAAGAAAGAATGTATGATTTATTTGAATGGGGTTATTCTAAAACACAACGTTGGTTTGATGTTTTTAAAACAGATCCAGAAGAAAGTTTATATATTAGAGAAATGTTAAGATTAGGTGAAGAATTATCTAAACCTGCAAGAGTAAAATTATCTACAATACACGCAGCAAAAGGTGGTGAGGCTACAAATGTTTTATTAATTTTAGATAACACAAAAAAAATAAGAGAAGCAATAGAAAGAAGTGAAGATAAATACGATGAAGAACAAAGAGTTTGGTATGTGGGTGTAACACGTACAAAACAAAATCTATACATACTAACAGCTAAATATGAGGACAAAGGTTATGACATCGAAAGTTTGGAATAAACAGCACGGCGGCACCCATTATCAAAAATACAAAATACAGCCAAGCAAGTTTGTAGTTGAGAATGAGTTGTTATATCCGGAGGGTTGTGCTATAAAGTACATAATAAGACATCGTGATAAAGGAAAAAAACAAGACTTGGAAAAAGCAATACATTTTATAGAAATGATAATTGAAAGGGACTATGGAACCAAATAATCATATACCAGCCTACATGGGTTTGTTTACTTGTTTATTAATTCTTTGTTATTTAATCTTATGAAAATACCTACATTTAGTGCGCAGACAGAATGGGTAATACCCACAGAATTTCCAGACCTTAGACAGGTTGACGAAATTGCAATTGACTTAGAAACAAAAGACCCGGATCTAATTAAAAAAGGATCTGGATCTATTATTGGTAATGGTGAAGTTATAGGAATAGCTGTAGCAACAACACATTACAAAGGATACTTTCCTATCGCACACGAAGGTGGTGGCAACATGGATCGTAAAAAAGTTTTAGAATGGTTCCAAGATATTCTTAAAACAGAATCAACTAAAATATTTCACAATGCAATGTACGACGTATGTTGGATTAAAGCTATGGGTTTAACTATCAATGGTATGATTGTTGATACAATGATAGCTGCAGCTGTAACTGATGAAAACAGATTTAGATATGATCTTAATAGTTTATCTTGGAAGTATTTAGGTTTTGGTAAGAACGAAGCCGCACTTGCAGAAGCGGTAGTTATGCTGAACGTGATGCAGAAGCTACGTTTGGTTTATGGCAAGAAATGAAAAAAGAAATTATTGCACAAGACTTACAATCTATTATGGAATTAGAAACAGATTTATTTCCTTGTCTGGTTGACATGAGATTTAAAGGTGTAAGAGTAGATGTAGAGGCAGCACACACATTAAAGAAAGATTTAATTAATGAAGAGAATGAATTATTAAATGCTATTGAAAAAGAAACTAATGTAAGACCACAGATCTGGGCCGCAAGTAGTATTGCAGATGTGTTTGAAAATTTAAAAATACCTTTTGAACGTACAGAAAAAACACAAGCACCAAGTTTTACAAAAAATTTTTTACAAGAACACAAACATCCTGTTGTTAATATGATTGCAAAAGCAAGAGAAGTTAACAAAGCACACACAACTTTTATAGATTCTATTTTACGATACGAACATAAAGGTAGAATACATGCAGAAATAAACCAATTAAGAAATGCAGGTGGTGGTACAGTTACAGGTAGATTCTCATATCAGAACCCTAATTTACAACAGATTCCAGCACGTAATAAAGACCTTGGACCTAAGATAAGGTCGTTATTTATACCCGAGGAAGGCCATAGATGGGGTTGTTTTGACTATTCTCAACAAGAACCTAGGCTGGTAGTGCATTATGCTGCTTTATACAAATTACCTTCTGTTTATGATGTAGTAGATGCGTATCAAAATGATGCTAACTCAGACTTTCACCAAACAGTAGCAGACATGGCAGAGATACCAAGATCACAAGCTAAAACAATTAACTTAGGATTATTTTATGGTATGGGTAAAGCTAAACTACAGGCAGAGTTAGGTGTTAGTAAAGACAAAGCTGCAGAATTATTTAATACGTATCATGGTAAGGTACCGTTTGTAAAACAGCTTATGGAAAAAGCATCTAACAGAGCACAAGACCGTGGACAAATCCGTACATTGTTAGGACGACTATGCAGGTTTCACTTATGGGAACCTAATAGTTTTGGTATGCACAAAGCCATGTCACACGAAGATGCATTGGCGGAACATGGACCGGGGATCAAAAGAGCATACACATACAAAGCGTTAAATAAATTAATACAAGGTAGTGCAGCTGACATGACAAAAAAATCTATGTTAGAATTATACAAAGAAGGAATTGTAGCACACATACAAATTCATGATGAGTTATGTTTGTCCATAGAAAATGACGCACAAGCAAAAAAGATTGTTGAGATTATGGAGCAAGCTGTTACTTTAGAAGTTCCAAACAAAGTTGACTATGAACACGGTAAAAACTGGGGAGCAATAAATGACTAATGGCTTATCTTAATGCAAACATACCAATCATAGAGTGTTACGTAAGAGGTAACTATCTTAGAGATCAAAAAGATTCACACGATAAATATTTTGAATGTGGTGTATTTGGTTTTAGTTCTATACCAAACAGAGTGCCGTTGTTTCATTTTCTTATGGAAGATGGTGGTCTATGGTGGCGAGCACCTATCTCAGCTTTCTGTACAAAACCTGGAGTTAAAGAACTACCACTTGATGAGTTAGTTATGTGGGACAGCTTTAGCTATAATGTAAGTGTCACAACTTTTTATGAATTAGCCGGTGCCACCATGCAATACACATCTAGACGTAAGGTAAAACGTAAAGGTAAATACTTATTTACAATAGACTGGTGTTCAGGAGACTTTAACGAATTAAATTTTGGTTATGCAGAAAAACCAGATCAACATAAATGTGGCCACGTATTACAATTAGAAGACGGAAACTTTGCAATACAGCCTAATAACAGGCTTAAAATGTTTGATGCATCAATGGGTGTGGACCCATCAAAAACCTTGATTAATAGACTAGTAACCAGTAAGATATACTCCGTTGAAAATTCAGCTAAATGGATTACCGATGAACACGAACAAGGTAGTTATGATTATCAGCTGAGAAACTTGGAGGAAGACAATGATAAATAAATACAAAGATAAATTCTTAGTATGGCAACTACACAACAGAAGAGAAATTGTGTGTGCTGTAGTAGGATTTATATTAGGAGCCATAATATTTTAATTTATGCCCGGAGATTGTGCTTATGGATTACAGATTCACTGCAATACTAATAATATTGTTATGTTTGCTGGCTTTTTGTGTAAAGCCGGCCAAGCACACGCCATTGAAAATTGAGTTCAAAGAATATATAATCCCCCCACCAAAACCAAAAAATGATTGATAAATTTATATATAAATGTTTTGCAGCACTTGATGACGCTGTTATGTGGGTAGAAGGATTATTTGCGCCACGTTGTAAGTGTGGTAAAAAAAATAAAAAAGATTCTAAAAGAACTTATAAACATAAAAAAGATCACGACACAGACATAAGTTTTGAGAATGAGGTAAACAATGGCAAATAAACCACTCAACATATCTGAATCAGCAGCTGTGCAGATGCCGATGAAGACGGTTGCCTCTTTGATTTTACTCGTCGCAGCCGGCGTGTTCGCATACACCGAGTTGACGGCAAGGCTGGTATCACTGGAGACGTCACGTGAGTTGTTTGAAAATGATTTATTAAAAAAATCTGAACAAGTGCCCGTCGATCAGGAGCAACATTTTTTATTGGAAGATCTTTATAAGTCTGTAGAGAAAATGGAAAAGACTCAAGAGATGAATATGACAAACAAAGTAAACATTGAATTTTTATCTGAACAATTAGATAAAGCATTAAAAGATATTGAAACATTAAAAGATAAAGTTAGAGAAAACGGAAAAGAGTATTAAATGACAGAACTAGTAATAGCATTATTGATGATAGTTGACGGAGAAATTAAGGAACACAGAATTCAAATTGATCCTAATACAGGTAAACCTTCAATGGCAATGTGTTTGAAAGGGAAGAGGTATGCTAAGAGAACTGAAACAGGAGCAAATATAACACACCAGTGCATAAAGTCGATGGCTGAAACTGAGTTGAATATTGATGGATCAAAATCAATCAAGAAGCTTATATTAGATTGATGAAGAAAGCAAACAAGAAAAGAAATCCTTTTGCAAAACAACTTAGACATTTTAAACATAAAGTGATAAAGAATAAGAAAGCTTATGACAGGAAAAAATTTCAGAATTGAAGCAGAGATAGTAGAGGGTAAGTGTCCTACGTGTAATGAGTTTACTACGTTAGTAGGTCTTACTAAAGAATTCTATAGATGTATGAATTGTGGAACTGATTTAGAACAACATGTAAATGGTAAAATAAGTTATCTACCTGTAATGACATCACCTGGTAAAGATGCTAAATTATTTGTAAAAGAATGGCTAGAGTAAAGTTTACACACTTCGTACCTAGAGATAAGCCGCCAAAAAGGCCGCGACGTCACAAGAAATCGTTAAATAAATCAGAAAAAAGATCATATAAAAAATACAATAGGCAGGGTCGTAGGCCTTGACAATTATCCCATAAGATACTATATAGATAGTATGAAAGAAATAATAGAATATAACAAAAGTTTGTTAGCATTTGCAGATCAAAAATTAAATCGTTTGATCGAAACGGATCATGACATAAATCATCCGGGTCCATACTTTGATATAGTTAACAAACAACTTGACTACGTAAACACGATTAAAGAAAGGATAAAAACATTAAATGAAAAAACTAACAATAACAAGTAAAGACATAAGTCAAAAGCAATGGTCACAGCTTGTATTAGAATTAAATCTAATGAAAAAAGCATGGTCATCGTATGCAAAGATAGAATTACAGGGACCGGGGATCAAGAAAATTATAGCCTTTGGTACTAGAGTGGGAGGTGAAGATGCAAAAGAAACTAGATGAGATAGCAAACAATTGGAACAAAACAAAAAACCCACGATACAAAAACCAGTGGTATAAACTAGTAAAGGAGATAGCAAGAACCCATGGATATTATAATTCTAAACGACGGACTATACCAATTACTACCAGTGTCGAAACAGATCCTGGATGGAATAGTGTTGACAAGTGAAGTAGATTGTTTTGATTTATGTGACATACTCAGATTAAAATTAACTGGTTATGTTGACACACTGAATTTACATATAATGAACGATGGTAGCGGTACCTTCGTTGGTTGTATGTGCCGATGATGAAAAGGACCTGCGTCCATGTAATGCCTCGCGCTAGCCTCTGTACGACAACCGTTGATCCTCGCAATAAAATGAGGTTAGGTGTGGAGCCTTTGGCCCCGTAACAG